ATTCCTACGGTAGTGATCACTTCTATCCACGTCCTAATGGTAGTGGTGGTGCAACAGGAGATGATCCTGCATACGCTAATGCTGTTTCTGTCGTTTCTGTTAGTGATAGCACAATTACTCTTGACGTTGGTACTTCTTCTAACACTACGACTCACGTATTCAAACCTGCTGTAGGTAAGACACCAACTGGAATTTCATATAGTGGTGCTACTGGTCTTATGACTGTTACTATGGCAAGTCATGGAATGATAGATGGTGAGCAGATCATGTTTGAAGATAATTCATTGATCTTCACATGTGGTAAAGATGATCATGCTACTGAGCATGCTTATCCTAGACATGGAGATAATGCAAGTAATAAGTGGTTGACTATTGATAATGTAACAAATAATACATTTAGAGTCCAAGTATTAGATAAGATTCCTTCTACAAATACTTCTGCTCATACATTTAAGAGAGCAGTACCTGGTGCTGTTAAGAGAGGATCAATCAGAGCTGGTGGATCATTCACTCATAGTTTCCAATCATTTGCTTCTAACGGACTTAAGGCAAAGAGAGATAGATCATACGATCATGCTATTGAAATTAAGAAGGTAGGTCATGCTAAGTACTCTGCTAGTGGTGCTGCATACAATGCTGCTACTGGTGTATTGACACTGACAGTTGCTAACAACCCATTTGCTAATGGTGACCATGTAAGAATTGCTGACAATTCATTAGTAATGACTTGCGATATGGATAACAATGCAACTAATCATTCTTATCCAAGAGCAACAGACCCTTCATCAGGCAAGTGGTTAGAAATATCTGGTGTTTCTGGTAACAACTTCAATGTTAATGTCGGAACTACACCTCGTGCTAACTACCTAGTTTCTGCTGCTGATTATACACCTACTACAGGTGATATGGTATTAACTATCGGTAGTCACAGCTATAACGGTGGATCATCACATACAGTAACAGGTGCTAACTATAATCCTACAACTGGTGTAATGACAGTAACAGTTGCTGATCACGGATTCGTGATTGGTGACAGAGTTAAGTTTGATGATAATTCAATAACCTTCCGTTGTGATGAAGATGGTCAAGCATCTGATCACTCATATCCAAGATCTACTGACCCAGTTAGTGATAGGTGGTTGGATGTTACTAACATTACTACAGATACATTTGATGTTACTGTATTAGATTCAACTCCATCAAATAACACTACAACTCATGCATTCCAGTCTTCTGTCCCTAATGGTCTTAAGGTTGCTCATGAAGCAGTATACATTGAGAATCAATCATTAGTATTCAAGTGTCAAGCAGATAACTTTGGTAGTGAGCACAAATATCCTCGTGCTAATACACAGGGTGGTGCTACTGCTGATGATCCATTCTATGATGAGTCATGTCCTATAGTATCTTCAACTGCTAATACAATTACAGTGCATGTTGGTAAGTCAAGTAACACTACAACTCACCAATTTGTAAGATCTGAAAATGCATTTACTCCATCAACTGCATCTTATGTCCCAACAACAGGTGTGATGACAATTACACTTAATGGTCATCCATTTGAAAATGGAGATAAGGTACAACTTAAGAATGAGAGTTTCGTATTCCAGTGTCAGCAAGATAATTATAATAGTGATCATGCTTATCCAAGAGCACAAGATCCTGCTGCTAATGATTGGTTAACAATTTCCAATAAGCAGACAAATACATTTGATGTTAATGTAGGAGTTTCTTCTAATACTACAACTCACCAAATTGAAACTATTCAATCAGGTGCAGTTATCAGAGGTACAATCAGAGGTGGTGGTGAGTACACACACGCATATGTAAGTGCTACTGCTAATGGATTAGAGAAGAAGAATTCTACAATTACTGTTAACGTAGGATCTACAGTTAATGGTAACCATACACATAGATTTGCTTCTGCATCATCAGGTGCTATCACTGCTGGTGGTAACCATACTCATACATTTGAATCATTTAAGAATAACACATTACACAGACAGAGTGGTAAGATTACAATTGATGTAAATATCGCTGCTACTGCTGATCTATACGATCATACATTTGTAAGAGCATTACCTGGTGTTGTTATTGGTGGTGGTAATTATCAACATACCTTTATATCTGCTGAGGCAGGTGCTATATGGAAAGCACAAGATTATATTTCTATTAAGGATTATGCTTTATCATTTACATGTGATTTAGATGCTCATGGTACTGAGCACTTATATCCAAGACCTACTGACCATGCTCATAACGAATGGTTAGCAGTATCTAATGTGACTACAGATACTTTTGAAGTCCAAGTACTTAAGGGTGTCCCATCTACCTTCTTAGGATCACATACATTTAAGTCATGTATTGATGATGGTATTAAGATACAAAATGGTAAGATAAGAATTAACGTAGGTATATCACCTGCTGGTAATACCTATCAACATACATTTGTAAGTGCTAACTCTGGATGTATAATACAGGGTGGTAATTATAAGCATAACTTTGTAAGTGCACTTTCAAATTCTATTAACGTAGTTAATGATGGTACACAACTTACACCTACTGATGCATACTATGAGCCAACTACAGGTCAGTTAACTCTAACTGTTTCTGGTCACTCACTACGCACAGATGATGCTATAACAATTGACACTAATGGATTAACATTTACATGTAGTCAGGATGCTAACCAGACAAACCACGCATATCCTCGTGTGACAGATTATGCTGACGGTAAGATACTACCTGTCCAATCTGTAATGTCTTATGCATATCCATTCAGGACAGAATTATCTTACTATCGTTCACGTAGAGTTGATCCTACTTACACAGGTAATGAAGGTTCTATTGTAGAAGGTGAAATTGGCACTCTAATGCAATTGGTAACAGATGCTATTAGTAGTCCTAATAGTATTGAAGGTAGATTCTATACACAACCTATATGTTGGCCCGTCAAGTATACACCAGATGTTGTTAAGAGAGATCTAACAATAACTTATGATAGTGCTGCTGGTGGAGATAATGAGAATGGCACATGGAATCAGACTTGCTCTGAAACTGCATCTGCTATTGCTACATTGTCTGATATTTACATTGAAACAATTAGTAAAGCAGCAAATGGTCAAGGTAATCATTTAGCTACTATAAGCAAGACAAATGCATATAATAATAACAATGATTATCAAGAAGGTACATGTTATAACGTAACTTCAAACATTGATACATTGTTTGAAATTATGACTGATACCCTTGGTGCTGGTGCATACAATAGTAGATATGTTTCTAACATCATACTCTTTAATAAAGATAATATTGCTGGTAGAGCATTTGCTGACTGTCAAGCAAATTATCCAACTACCAATTTAACTATAGACTTTGCTGATGGTGTCGTTAAGGCATTACGTTATGATTTAGTTACTGGTGGTAATGCTGGAGCATTTAAATACTCACAAGATTGGTTTGATGGTGAAGGTAACTTCATAGCATTTACTAATGTAACTAGGACTCATATTCTATTCTGCTTAACTAAGATACGTGAATATTCTAAGAGTATAATTTATGATGCTGAAGCAACTGGTTGGAATTCATATGCTGTTTATACCCCAGAAACATTAGAGTGGAATAAGGAAGCTGCTGAGTTTATGATTGACACATCACTCAACCCACTTGAATATGCATTAGAAATGTCTCAGTATCCTACTGAATCAAGAGTAACATTCGTAGCATCTACTGATTGCACAAACAGAGTTACTAAGTATGAGATGGGTGTTGACTATAACACTGATCCTGATCTAGTAAGTCTAACACCTGAAGTTGATGTAGGATTTGACCGTGCTGAATATAGGATTAGAATTGAGCGTCCTAATAACTTCAGACGAGGGGATGTTCTTACATACATTCCTGCATCTGAGAATGCATTACAAGGTCTTACTAAGCAACCATACTTCTATGTGTTAACTGGTACTGCTCAATGGTTTGAAATTGGTGCTGAGCCAATTCACGATGGTAGATTTAGATTATTACAAGTAGATAAGTCTAACTCTGGATCTCAGATATTGGCAGTTGAAAGAAGAAGTGGTATTACAAGAACTGCTCCTACATATCCAACAGACAATTCAGCATGCCCAATCCAAGGTGGATTTAATGCTGCTGATGTTGTATACGGTAGCACATCTGGTGCTAATGCTGAGATTGCATCTGTCCTAGCAAATGAAGGTAAGATTTACAAACTCTATACTCATTATCCAACGGTTGCTGGTCAGACTGCTGGTGCTTACGATCAATTTAAGAATGGTGAGCAAGTTGCTGTTTCTGGTGCACCTGCTAACACAGGATATGTCCTACAGACATTAACACCTGATTCTGAAACTGGTGCATCTATAGTTAAATTAAATACTATTGCTGGTACCATCGCTGATGGAGATGTAATTGAAGGTCTTGATAGTGGTGCAGAACATACAGTCGGTCTTCCATCTGATAGATTCTTAATCAATGTTAAGAGTGGATCATTCGCTACAGGTGATTGGTTCTTCAGTAAGGTTGGATCCTTAGAAGGATACATGGAAAATTATGTAAGTAAGTCTGGATCACTAACAGGTAATGAAGGTGGTAGAATTACAATTGATGTTGAAACTTTAGAAGGGTCATGGACTCCTGGTGATGTTATTTACGGTAGTGTTACAGATTACATCTTAACCATTAAAGGTATCACTGGACAGCAACTTCAACTTAATCAGTGGATACATGGTACACAAACTCTAGAATTAAATCTAGGTGTAGCAATCATTGACACAGGTATTTCTGATACATTCAACGTAGGTGATGAAGTATCACTCCTACAAGGTACTGTGCAGAAGAATCCAGGATTTACTGCTGTAGTAACCAAGTATGTTAATGACACTGAAGCTGGAATCCATAAACTTTGGATTGCTAATTTGAATGATGTTGGTGTTGGTGCTCCTTTAACAGATCTAACTGCTGGTGGTAATAACATTGGTAAGATAGAAATAGGATCTAACTTCCCAACAATATATGCTGGTGTCCAAACATACACTGAGACCTCATATACATCTTACGCACAGGTAGTTGCTATAGAGCAACAAGGTATTACAGGTACAATCTGGGTACAGTCTGCTAATGGTAACTTCCTTGATAATATGACACTTAAGTCTGACTTTAACTGGGGTGCAGGTGTTTCTTCTGCTCGCACACTTGAAGGACGTGTTGACAGATACTTCAGAGGATTCGATGGCACTCAATCAACATTCGACTTAACCATTTCTAATGGTCAGGCATACTTCCCAGATCCTGCTGGACACTTACTTACATTTGTAAATGGTATCCTACAACCTCCAGGTGGTAATGCTTCTTATGTTGCATTCTCTGACAAGATACAATTCTCTGAAGCACCTGAAATTGGATCTGACTTTATTGGATACTATGTTGGTAAGTTACGTCAGTTAGATGATATCTCCTTCGAGTTTGACTCATTGAGATCTTCATTCAACCTTAAGCGTGGTGGATTATTCTACTCACTGACATTGACTGAAGGTGTTTCTTCTAACACTATACGTCCTGAGAATAACATTATCGTATCACTTAACGGTATTATTCAGGAACCTGGACTCGCATATGAGATCGTTGGTTCACGTATAATCTTCGCTGAAGTTCCACGTGCGGGATCAACCTTCGTTGGTTTCTCATACATTGGATCTGACGCAGACGTTATCGCAGCAACCGTTGTCCCACCAATTGAAGCTGGTGATAGATTAGACATTGAGGGTGAAGAATTTGCAAGAGAAGTTGCTCTAATTGAATCTTCTAACTCACTAATCACATTTGAATATACTGGATCTGTTAAGGGTAGAAATGCTCAGGCAATTTCTAACATAATATCTGGTCAAATCGTTAACGCAGTACTAACCAATCCTGGCGATGGTTACACAACACGTCCTAACGTGGATGTCATTTCATCTTCTGGATTTGATGGTAAGTTAAAAGCGTTGATGGGTATTACTAGAATTGATGTTAAGACACCTGGTGTTGGTTATTCTGCTCCTGTTGTCGCAATTGATAACGTAGTTCCAGATGATTTCGTACCACCTGTAGGTGGTCCAATTAATGGTGGATTTGACGTACTCGCTGGCGAAGGTAGCGAATACACAGGTGGTGGTGCTGGTGTTGATGCTGGTACTATTGCAATTACACAGGATCCAGTTAACGTAACTGTTAACCAAGGTCAGACTGCTGCATTCACAGTTGTCTCTACTGTAACTAATGATCAGACAATGAATTATCAGTGGCAGAAGAAGGAGTATGGTACACAAACTTGGGGTAACATCATTGGTGCTAACCAAGCAACATACAATACAAATGCAACACAACAGGCAGACGATGGTGACGAATATAGAGTCGCAATCACTGCTGCTGGTGCAACTCCAGTCTACTCATTATCCGCTATCTTAAGCGTCCAGACAGGTGCTACTGTAGTCAGTAACTTCACACCGAATCTGATCTTTGACGACATCTAAATAAAAGTAAAACAATGGCAGCAACAGCTACCTATAATAACGCAACTAATGTAATCACAGTAGCATCGACTTTGCTCCCTGCTCCTGTGCTTACTGGTACGTTCCCTAACGATAATAACCCTAACACTATTCAGGAGAAGGATTGGGACCATGACTTCTTATACCGTGGAGGAACATTTGGAATTGCTCGCACATTTGATAATAATGGATATACGCACGATGGATTTGTTAGAAGAGTTACTATAAGTGCTAATGATTTAACTCTTTTTACTGGAAATGCTCCAGATATAAGAGTAGAAGATAATATATTTGTCGATTTTAGTGATGGATTGAAGCAAAAATTCGTATTTAAGAGCACTACATTCACTTCAATTGATGGTGAGTGTTGGTTATCTTCAGATACAACATTAGATTTCATTGTAGTAGAGCAAGCAACTACTCCTGTAAGTGGTACATGTCAATATTTTGATCAAAGAAACGGAAGAATTGCTACTCCACTAGGTAAAATTGGTATTGCTGGTAATGGAGTTGCCATTTTTAACCCTTCTGCTGGTACAGGACTCAACCCACCATCAGGTTTTAGTTGGGTTGCTGCTGGTGACCTACCTTTTGTTAGTTCTGGAGAGGATTCTTGTGGTGGACACCCCAACCAACAAGGAGTTTACCACTATCATGACCCACATTTCCTAGATTGTTGGAAAGCAGGGTCTGCAATGGCAGCTTATAACGATTATTTTGGTGCAACTCAGTTTAATGGAGACAATATTCGTCATCCTGACGGTCATTCTAAGATAATTGGTATAGCATTTGATGGATTTCCCATCTATGGACCTTATGGATATAGCACACCATTCGATAATTTGAGTGGCACTAGGACAATGAGGACTTCATATGCAGTAAGAGACAGTGAAATAGCTGGGAGACCTGATTATGGGTCTACTACTGACAATCCTCCTGCTGGTACATTGATGGAGGACTATGAATATATTGAAGGGACAGGTGATTTAGATACTCATAATGGTAGATTCGCTATTACACCTGAATATCAAGATGGTACATACGCTTATTTTTTAACTGTTGATGAAACCAATGTAGATAACACTAAGTTTCCATATATTATGGGACTTACAACTAGAGAAACCATTGATACTAACTACACACAGGAGAATGTCTCTGAAGGTGGTGGTGGAGATGGTGGTGAAGGCGGTCCTTTACCTATATTATCATTTACATTACAACCACAGAATGCAACAATCAATGCTGGTCAAACTGCAACGTTTACAGTCCAGAAACTTGTCAGTCCAGAGGACGGACCTGTAGCATTCCAGTGGTATAGATCTACAGATGGTGGATTTGCCTTTGCTGCTATAACTGGAGCAACAACTAACTCATACTCAGTGACTGCATTGTCTTATATGACTGGGTATAGGTATCGTTGTAGGATCGCTGGACCTGTGGGAGCACCCGCAGCCGCAGACAACTCACCATTAGATTCAACAGCTGCAACTCTTACTGTTACTGGATCAGGTAGCGGTGGTAGCACAGATAATAGATTCGATAGTACTCAGTCTACTCTTGATTCTACATTACAAACTTATGATGGCACCTAAATAACACTGTAAAGACTACTATCATGGCAAAGCAAAACCTTAATATCGGATCATCGGCAAACGATGGGACTGGTGACAGTCTGAGAGATGGTGCTATCAAATTAAATAGCGTCATCGATGAATTGTACACCAATCTTGGTAATAATACCAATCTACAAATTAACGTAGGCACTCCGTCTACTGGACAACTACTTAAATGGAATGGTGCTCAGTTTGCTGAGGGAAATTTTGATGCTTTTTCTTCTGATGTAGATGTTAATGGTAATAAAATTGTATCAACAGCAAATGGTGACATAACTATCCAACCACATGGTAGTGGAGATATTAAGCTATGGGCTGGCGGTACGGGATCTGCTTTAACATACATCGATGGTGCTGATGGTAAGTTAAAATATAATAATGCTTTCCCTACTACTGGAGATCTTCCTGACAATGCAACTCATGAAGGTATGTTTGCGTATGTATCTGCTGATGGTGCTGCAAGATATGCAACAAGTGGTGGTTGGAAGAAAATTATAGGTGAAGATCATAGTATTGGTGATCTTACTGATGTAGATATGACTGTTGGAGGTGGACCTTCTGACGGACAGGTGATAAAATGGAACACTGCAACTAGCAATTGGGAACCTGCTAATGATGACTCATCAGGTGGGGGTGGTGGAGGCACTACTCAAAACTTATTTGAAACTATTAATGCTGACACTGGTACAACAACAGCATCTGCTGCTACAGACACATTAATAATCGCTGGTGGTACGAATATTTCCACCGCTATCACAGGAGATACCGTCACTGTTACTATGACTGGTGCTCTTGGAGATGCCAACCAAAATGCTTACGGAATTATAGGAAGTGACTCAGGAAACAAAACCGCAGCCAGTGCAACTGCTACTATTAACCTCATTGGTGGGACTGGTGTTAGTACTGCTATCAATGGAGATAATCTCACAATTACTAATGACTCACCAAATATAGCACAAAATATATTTGCTACTGTCACTGGTGATACTGGCACAACTAATGCTAACACTACAACAGATACATTAACTATTGCTGGTGGTACTGGAATTACCACAGCAGTGTCTGGTGATACATTGACAATAAATGCTGATTCTGCACTGCCATCAGCTAATGGCAACGATAATATCATCTATAACGGATCTAGTTGGGATGCTGTAGAAAGTCCTACAATAGGATTTGATGTTACTTCTAATGGATCATCAGCATATAGATTTGCTGGTGGTGGTGTTAATGCTTCTACAGACGATCCAACAATCTATGTGTATAGAGGATTTACATATAGATTTAATAATATAACTGGGGCAGGTCACCCATTTGCTTTAAGGCAAACATCAGGTGGCACAGCAGTAACAGAAGGTGTTACTGGTAGTGATCAAGGTGTCCAGTACTGGACAGTCCCAATGGCTTTAGCAGCTGGTACAACTTATGTTTATCAATGCACATTACACCCAGCAATGGTAGGAAACTTAACGGTAGTCTAATATGGCAGTAAGAACAGTCCCAGGTAGCGGTGCTTCTATTATCCCAATATTCAATAGTATATTTGGGGTAAGGGATGTTTATGTACAGAGTGGTGGTAGTGGTTATGATGCTAATGATCCTCCTAGACTGAGGATAGAAAATTGTGGCACTCCTATTAGGGATGCTGTATTAAGAGCAGTTATTGAAGGAGATGGTGGTGAGATTACTGCTGTAGAAGTATTAGATCCAGGTGAAGGATATGACCCTCTAAGATTACAAATCCAAGATACTAATAGTGATGGATCTGCTAAAGGTAATATCTACCTGAAAGCAGATGGTTCCGTAGACTTCATTCAGATGACGGTACCAGGTGATAATTATTTTGATGCTAATGCTGCTGTTATAGGTGGTGGTGGATCTGGATCTGAATTGGTACCAGTTACGGGGTTGATTACTAGTCTTGCTATTACAGAAGAAGGTCGTAACTACACAGAGGAAGACGTAAATCTTATCATTAGCGGTGGAGGTGGCCAAGGTGCTACTGGTGTTGCTAATGTCAATCAGTTTGGTCAAGTTTCTTCTATTACATTAACTAATCAAGGTGAATTCTTTGAGACTCCTCCACTTATACAGTTGATTAAAGGTGGTGGATCGGGTGCTACTGCTGAGGCATTCATTAACCTTGGTAAGATCACCAACATAGATCTATTGACAGGTGGTGGAGGATATGTTACACCTCCAGAGGTTATCTTTACTAGAGATACTGATCTTATTCGTGAAGCGAGAAATAGACAGTCATTAAACTCAACTGTTTATAATATAACTGGACTAACCCAGAATGTTAACTCAAGCACAGGTACTTTATTTGTCCAGACTACTGATCCATATGCAGGTTCTGGTAAAATTCTCCTTGGTAGAGAGATAATAAGGTATACAGGTAAACTTGCGGTATCTAATGGTGATGCTTATGATGCATTCACTGGTTGTGACAGGGGTGTTAATTTCCGTTTTGACCAAAAGGTTATACTTGATAACTTACAGGATAATCCTGATACAGGATTGACTGCATATAGTTTCCAAGTAACTGACAAAGTTAGAAGAGTTGTTGAATCTTCAAACAACCGAGTTGCTATTGTATATGACTGGGATGTTGCTCAAAGAGCATTATATCTTACCTTTGAAATTGATGAATTGGCATTCATTGATGGAGGTAGATCTAACGAGAAGTCAACTATAGTTGCATTCGTTGCAGGTGTTGCTGGATCTAGTGGCACTGGTATAGAACCACATGTTTTAGTTGAGGTTGATGGAGAAGATATTATTGCATTTACCGATCCTTTAAGTCTTATTCTTAACAGAAGGTTTGAAGATGATGATGAGGAATATGAAGATGAAAATGGTGTGATGCAACAAGGTGATGGTATTATCGATTTAGTTAATACTGGTACTGAGTATGAAAATCAAATTAATTTAGACGGTGGTATTGCATCATCTAAATATGGTATAGAGGAAACTCTTGGTGGACAAAATACTACTCTATTCCAAGCAGGTGATCAGATATATGATGGTAACGCTAACTCATTAGTCGCTACTATTCAGTCTGCTGGTGCATTAGGTGATGGGGATGCTCATACATCTACTGCTGATATTATTGTTGAGTATTTAAATGCTCAAACATTTAATGCTGATGAAGCATTACTAGGTAGTACTACAGCAATGTCTGGTAGGTCAACTGCCATCGTTAGTGGACCTGTTATTGGTACTAACGAAAATCTCCATACATTATCAATAAAAGATATTGTAGCAAATGATCCGAATTACTTGTGGGCGGTTGGAGAAAATATACAAGGAGCTACATCTGGTGCTGTTGGCAAGATATATTCTGTTGAATATACTAGTGCCGTCAGAAACGAAGATGAATAAACTCGCATAAATAAAAAGAAGGCAATCGTTAACAATGGCGTTACTTACCGACCAATTTAGAATCTTTACTGCCGAGAGGTTTAGAAAGGCACTAGAAGGACCAGATCCTACACAGTCAGACCTGTTGGCAGGTAGTGCTAGAGATCGTCTTTATGTGTTCATAGGCAGACCCCAACCTTGGGATAATGAGAATGCACCTCCAGACCCAGTAGATTCATTCCAAGAATTCTCGGATGACTATTCGGATATGATCTCTCTGAAGAGAGTGTTAGCAAATGACACTATTCAGGTGGTCAGGCGTACCGACTGGATTCCCCCAGAGCAAACCACTGGTGGATTGGGTTACGTTTATGATATGTATCGTCATGATTACTCCTCGACTAAAACTGCATCATCGGGTGCGACTAAACTTTACGACTCTGA